CGCCTCGTCCAAGAAGGACCTGATGCAGCAGCAACTCAAGTTGCTGGCTGCCACGTCCAACGGCGAAGTTGAGACAGCCGAGGTTCGTAGAAAACGTGAAGCCGTTAACAAGCAACTGGTTCAAGCCGCATTCGCTGATAACGAAGCGTTGCGTGAACTGGGTGAGGTGATGGCGGCCGATCTTTACCAGGCTCAAAACCGTCGTGGTTTCTGCCGCAAGTTCCTGGCTCGCCAGGACGTTGTGCAGGGTTCTATCCCGATGGTGAAGCTGCGTAAGAAGGACGTGATTGCCGTCATGTCTACGTCTGCGACGCAAGTCCAGACGCAGGTGATTCGCGATAAGCTGTTCACGCCTCCGGAAATCACGCTGATTGCTCGCCCCTTCATCGAACAACACGAAATCAACACGAGTTCGGGCGACGTACTTCAAGAGAAGTACATGGAAGCCATGGAAGCCATCATGGTGGCAGAAGACCGCCTGTGGTACAACATGGCAAACGAGACAGTGGGTATCGACAACCTGCTGACTGTTATCTCCGGCACGCTGAGCCCCATCACCCTGGCTGAAGTCAGAAACAACGTGGGTCGTTGGAGTCTTCCGATTCCCCACATGCTGATGGCCTCGGATCTGTACAACGACATTATCGGTGATACGGACTTCATTCAGGCTATTGAACCTGTGGCGCGTCACGAACTGATCATGACGGGTGAACTGGCTGTTCTTTACGGTATGGCCATTACATCTGACGCTTATCGCCACCCTGAGCATCGTGTGTTATCGCAAGGTGAGTTCTTCACTATTTCGGACGCAACGACTCACGGTCAGTACAGCGATCGAGGTGGTATCGACACGGAAGTGACGACTACTGCTACTGAGAATGTTGTGGGTCGCGGCTGGGTCATGTCCGAAGCTTTCTCGGCCGTGATTGCCAACACCCGTTCGGTCTCCAAGGGCTACAGAGTCTGAACTTGATTTGGGCCTGGGTCACCGTTAACGGTGACCCAGTGTTTCATTAACTGACCCAAACACAAGGACTAGATCATGGCTGGACTAACTGCATACTCGCGCGCTCTTGATTTTGTCATTGTCGCTATGGCTAAGCTTTCTGAGGGCAAGCCCGTTACTGCTGCAAAGCTTATGCAGAAGGCGACGACATGCAAAGATTATGAGAAAACGATTGCTGCTCTTGATGAGATGAACTCAAAACCTACTCTAGAGCAAGCTTTGTCTGTGGTGGCTAAAGCTGCGGCCAAAAAGGCTAAGGACAAAAAGAAAAAGAAGAAAGCAAAAGCTTCAGCGAACTTGGCCAATAAAGGCGTTCTGACTATTGCAGAGGTTGAGGTCGACGACCTCGGTCTTAGCGAAGAAGACTTGCTTGACTCAGGCGACAGCGATGTTCTGCCTGAGATTGAATCGGACGGTGACGACATGGATCTAGACGACCTCAGTCTTGATGATGAGGACTCTGAGGATCTGGAGCTTGCCGACGGTGACGAAGATCTTGATATGGACACGGATGAAATCCTTTTGGATGACGATACCGTGCTTGATAGCGATGATGCTATTTCTGCTGAAGCTGAGGATTCTGAGTCTGAGGACGACGAAGACGAAGACTCTGAGGACGATACTGAGGTCGATGATGACGAGGAAACTGCAGAAGCTCTAGGCACAGACGCACCTATCAAGCCGGGCAAAGACGGCGCTCCGGCAGTGTCTGACACGGGCGAACGCTCTGATAAGGTGTCGAAAGACGGTCCACCTAAGGTGAATGAAGCTGCTCGCGCTAAACGCATGTTGGCCAATATTCAAATTCTTGAACGACAGGCTTCAGCTATTGCAAAGGCTTCTAAGGTCTCTAAAGTCAAAAAGAAGTGACGGGCAGGCCAACCAATTGGTTGGCCTACCTCTTTGTTTAGGATAGACTATGGACAATAAACTGGCACCAATAGAGGCTTTCGTAAAAGAAGGCTTAGTCCAGCAGTTTAGGCGTGTATTTGCTACTGAGTTGACATTCTCTAATGTGTCAGGTAAAAGGCACTTGGCGCAGAAGAGGTCGCAAGGCAAAATCTTAAAGTATCCGCTAGCATTTGCAGAGCTTCAGTCAGTTAGCCTAGCTACAGATAGACAAAGAGCTACACCTCTTCAACGTAGAGGTCTGATAGGTATGGCTACTACAGATAACGTAGGTACGTATCAGCTTCCACTGATTCCAATGGATTCTACCTACCAAATTCTGTACATTAGCAATGATTTTTCTCAGTTAGAAAAGTTTGCGAAGCTTTGGCTCCAGGCAGCTGCTTGTGGTTTCTTGACCTTTAGTGTCACCTACGGAGTTGCGACACTAGGCGTGAACTTTAATGTTGAACCCACGATCAATTTTCCTCAGCGCGATTCTAATCCAGATGCTATTGAGGAATACGAACTAACGTCAACTCTGACAATCCGGGGCTGGGCCAGCAACGATAAACTGGTGAGTAAGCAGGCTGCTAATAGCATTGAAGTCGATGCTAGACTGGCCGCAGAAAGAGCCCTCTATCAAGAAGACTCTAAAGGGGCAGTCCAAGTTTTCAAGATCACTAAAAAGTGGCCAGAGTCAGGCCCATTCTAGACCAGGAGTAATCAATGACGACAGCAGCCTTAGTCAATGTGTCTGTCTTTATAGCAGACAACAACATTAGACGCAATGTTGCGGACTTTAGGGCCAATGCTCAGTCAGCAGATGGTTCTGTTTCTACTAGAGATGCAAACATAGCGGCCTCTGGCGGCACCTTGACTTACACGAGTTTGCCCTCAAACTCTATGACTGTTATCAAGGTCACAGGCGGACCCGTAACGGCAGAAATCAACCAAGGTTCTACCTCATTCTCAGTCGTCATCAACTCCTTGTTTGTGATATCAGACGAATTTGTAGGCCTTGTGTTGACCAATGATGGCGTTGACCCAGTTCAAGTTTCTATCATTCAAGTCTGATGGTCAGCATAAACGAAAGGAACACGCATGCACATCATCAATAGGTTAAAGCGCAGTCAAGTGATCCCAATCGTCTTGGCTGACGGTAAGTTTGATACTATTAGTCTGCATTCTAAGGTCGAGCTTCCTAAAGGAGCGAACATTAGGCCAGACAAAGTAGCAGAATTCGCTAACACTATAACAGTAGTGGGCCAAAAGAAGGGTCAATCTTCTGAGATGGCTTCTAGCTAACGAGGTGAACAAATGCCAGGGTTAGTGCAAAAATCCTCAGACGTTCGATTTCGCGAAATAGATCTGAGCGCAACGATCCGCGCTCAGTCTACTAGCACTGCAGCCGTAGGATTTGTGTCTCGTAAAGGTCGCAACACACCTTTTAGAGTCACAAACGCTCAGGATTTTATCGCTGAGTATGACATTCCCGACGCAGCAATTAGCTTTGGTCACTATGCTGCTCTTAACTTCTTAGAAGATGGGCAAGACCTATGGGCTTTGCGCGTAGTAGGTGCAGATGCTCTTCTGTCTTCGGCCTTTGTATTTGATAGTGGTCTTGGAGTGACAACTGCTCAATCAGTGACCGCAGGCCTATCGATTGACGATATCCCAGAAAACATTGACTGGGATAGCTACGTGAGTGGGGCGCAGATTCCTCTCATGATCTTCTGGCCTAAGTCGGGTCCAGGATCTTGGGCCAACAACTTGGCTATCAGAATTCGTAGTGACAACATTGATACCCCTACCAATCTTGCAGTCACTAGTCAAAACACAGGCGGCAGCTTGGCGAACGGCACCTATTCGTATAGAGTGAGTGCCCTTTCCAAGGTAGGTGAAACATTGGCAACTGCTGTAACTCAGGTTATTATCGGTGGTCCGACTACGACAGCCCGATCGATCTTGACATGGGACCTAGTTGAGGGCGCAGTAGGTTACAATGTGTATGGTCGCACAGGGACTCAACAGTTCATTGCAACTGTGGGCGCGACTACCAACACCTATACGGATACTGGGACCGTATCCCCAGATCCTACTAAGCTACCAATTACTAGTCCGACAGGTTTGCCCACACCTACAGCGCAGTTTGACGTCGAGGTCTACGACCTGACAGTCAACACCTCGACTCCTATTGAAGTTTGGACCTGCACGCTAGAAGACTTTACGGATGACACGGGTCAGCAGCTTGAAGTGACCCAGCGCATTAACGGTTTTTCTGACATCATCAGTTGTGATAGCTACGTGCCTCAGCTGACTACGATTCCTGTTGTCAAGACGACGGCCAGAGTCAATCTAGCTGGTGGGGACAGTGGTACGGCACCTACTAACGGTGCTATTGGCCTGGCAATGGAGGCCGAGTTTGGTGATCCTGAGAAGCGCCAGGTCAACATCTTTATCAATGGCGGCATCTACGACGTGGCCTATCAGCAGAAGCTGACTCAGATCGCTGCCGGTAGGGGTGATGCTACAGCAATCTTGGATATGCCTCCGCAATACCAGGATTTTCAGGATTCGATTGATTTCCGTAACCTGACTTTGAATATCGACAGCAACTATGCTGCGATTTATGGGCCAGATCTTTTCTATAGTGACCCCTACAATGGCAAGAAGCTCTATGTGCCGCCTTCAGGTTTTATTGCCGGGATCTATGCTCGTACAGATGCTGTCGCTGGACCGCAGTTTTCGCCTGCAGGGTTGAATAGAGGTCTGTTGAATGTATTGGGTTTGCGTAAGGAATACAACGAAGCTCAACGCACGCTTCTGTTCCAAGCTCAGGTCAATTACAGCCGTAAGTTTGTAGGTAGTGGAATCTCGGTTTTTGAAGCCACGACACTTCAGTCTAAGACTAGTGCTCTGTCATTTGTGTCCGTGCGCCGCATGGTCAATGTCATTAAGGTCTCTGTCAAGCAGTTCTTGATGTTCAGTCTTCATGAGCCTAACGATGACTTTACTCGCAGACAGATTGTTCAATCAGTTTCTGAATTTCTCCAATTCTGGAAGGACGCTAGAGGTATTCTGGACTTTCAGGTCATCTCTGATGACACGAACAATCCAACTAGCGCCTATAACCTCGGCATTCTAAAAGTTACTGTGTTCATCACACCTATTATCCCAGTGCATGAAATTCAGGTCGACATGGTGATTACGAAGTCGGGCGTTAGCTTCAGTGAGATCAATATCGCTAATCTGCAATAAGGACCTAAAATGGCACGTACATCTATTCAAGACGTTCGGTCCCTCGGTGATCCGATGCAGACATACAATTGGGATATCATTTTTCCTCGTATTCCTGGAACACCGGACACAAAGCCTTTCACGTTTAAGGCCATGACAACCAGTCTTCCAGGTATGCAACTAGAGTCTACTCCGGTTGCTCTGCATGGAATTGAGTTGCGCTACGCAGGTAGAGCAAACTTCACTCATCAGTTACCCATTACGTTCATTGAAAACAGGGATGCATCGACTCGCGACATGCTCGTTAAGTGGATGCGGTCGGCTCGTGATTGGGTTTCGAACAGCGGCACCTATAAGGATGCTTATAGCGTCACTGTTCAAATGCTGCTTTATGATGACATACCTCAGGTAGTACGTACCATCAATCTGTATGGTGTGTGGCCTGAGACTTTTGATGATGTAGGCGTGGATGGTCAGACTTCGGGTATTGTTCAGATTAGTGCTACCCTTAGCTATGACTACCATGAGGATGTGACCACTTAAAGGTATGTCTATGCGACGGCCCTGCCTCTCTAGCAATGAGGGCCAGGGCCGTTTTGCTTTTACAGTCTGCCTTTGCACACTCAACCATGTAAATATAGATACTAGAGGTCCATCTAATGGCAGTAACTGATGCCTTCGTCAACTTCGGCCGACAGGTCTTTAATCGTGTACTTCCACCTTCACAACTGGATCCTGTGGCAATCTTGACCCGAGCACAAAGAAGGATCATTGATCCAACATTTGAGCCAGAAGGTCCACGTGGCCGAGATATTCTCAGCGCAATGAGAGGCCGTGGTGATCCATTAATGACCTTTAACTGGTACTGCGAATTACCTATATTGGCCGACAATGTGCAGTTAGGATGGGAGTTTGTTGAGGACGCAACCTTGCCATTTGTAGAATTCGAACAAATATCGAACTACAGAGCGGGCAAGATGTACCATTACCCTGGTCACTACTCTTTAGGGACCTTAAACCTCAAGCTATTTGAAAACTCAAGGTCACAGGCTACCAAGTACCTAGACACGTGGCGGCACATGATCTTGGTACCCTTGGTTTCTATGTACGAGCACCCTAGTGGGTATAAGAGGCCTATCAAGTTTACGATCTTCGACGTCTACAAATTGACTGCCATGTTTGTGACGTATGAGAAGTGTTGGCCTATGCGCATCGACTCCTACAACTTGCAGTCAGCGGCCTCTGAGCGCATCAACCCGTCAGTAGAGTTTTCGGCCGATGACGTAGTTGTTCAGTTTGCTCAGTACGATCCTAATGACATTCCTTCTATTGTAGACAACGTTACATCCGCTGATTCAACTGCAGGTCAAACACGCATTCTTAAAGAAGCTGCGCGTGTTTTGACAGAACAACTGCCCTTTAATATCTAGTCTTCAACTTTGGTCTTAGCCCACGAGGTACAACATGCCACAACAGCCGAATAGCCGGCGCCCGTCTCAAGCAGGTCGAAACTCTCCGAGAGTATCAGAAGTTATTTCGACTGAGCATCATCCTCTGAACCGAGGTAATCAAGGCCCCTCAAGCAAGACAAGAGAGGAGGGTTACTATGGTCAGCAGAAACCACTTTCCCAACTAGATAATGGATATCGAGGTCAACCTAGACCTCGTAAAGAAACTCTAGAGGAGCCGAAACCTTTGGCAGAGACTAGTTCAGTCTACCAATCAGTTGATCTGCCTTCAGGCTTCAAGTTCTACGACTTCAAGAAATTGTCTATCAGACCTCTAAAAGCAAGCGACCAGGCTAAGCTGTACCAAGCTACGTCACGCAATAGCCTACGTCATACTGTGGAGGCAATTAGCGCTACATTAGGTGACGGTGTATCAGCGTTTGATCTGACTGTGCAAGACTTTTATTGGGTAATGTACTGGCAGCGTACAAACTCTTTTCTCAAGACACCTATGCTAGTCACAGGTTCGTGTTCTGATCCAGAGCACAACATGAAAGTTGTTGTAGGCTTCTTCAACGAAAAGACTCAGGAGATTGAAAAGCTTCCTGAAGAAAGTCTGAATCTGTCTGTTCAGGTAAACAGTACGACTTTGACGGTCGAAAATCTTGAGTATGATGTAGAAGAAGGAAAGTGGCCTCTTATAGAGCATTTGGGCCTAGGCGTCGAAACAATGCGAGACATTGTATGGGCCGCAGAGAACATTGCTGAGGCCAAGGACCTAGAGGTTTTGGAATGGAAGGCTGGGTACGCCGCGTTCTTGAAACCTATTGACGCAGACGATGACTTAGGCAAACGCATCGCCAGAATCGAAGACCTTAGTCCTGAGCAAATTCAAGAACTAGAAGACTACTCAAGGGCTGTCACTAACTACGGAGTGACAGATACAGCAACAGTCAAATGCAAGGAGTGCGGCGCATCGAATAAGGTAGTGATACCTATCGATGCGTCCTGCTTTCTTCCGAATACTCGGAGAAGATGACCTAATGGATTCGGTCTATAGAATCATGAAGCACACAGGTGCTATCGTATCTCTAGATCACGATCTAAGGCAACTGCTATATTTGGCTAGTGCGGTAGAAAAAGACGTGGCAGCCGCAGCAAAGCCGACGGCGACGATGCCTCAACATAGATAGGACATAGTTTATGGCGACGAAGAAACCACCACCCCAAGGCACATTTAAGGACCCATTTCAAAAGTGGGAGGATGGGTCAACCCGCGTCGTCAGTCAACTTTTGAAAAATGCGGTAGAGGAGAAAGCTAGATTAACCCAGGCTGAGACCCGTGTTCAGGCTCTAAAATCTAGCATCAACTCTTTGTCTGGGCCGGAGGCCGCTGTCGCAAAACGTCTGTTAGTAGAGGCTTTACGAGAGCTAAAGGAAGCTCAGAAAGCTCAGCGAGACTCTACTATCGACAGGAATAATTTGTCGTCCCTCCAAGTAGATACGGCTTCCAAATTGGCGGCTATTCGCACTTGGATGAGTAATCAGACTTTGAATCCTGCTGACGAACGACGAGCCAAGATCGTAAAGCAATTGCTAGAGAAGGTGCTGATAGACGTCAGTGCCTCTAACATCAAAGATGTTGATTTTCGCAGGATAGAGAATTCGTTGAAGGTAATTGAGGAACATACGGCTACTCTACCTGAGGATTTGAGTGCAAGATTTGCGGCCCAAGAGCAGGCTATGCTTGACATTCAGAAAAAGCAGGAAGAGGCGCGTCAGTTCTTGGCAGAGCATAAGAAAATGCTTAACGCCTTTGGAGCCAGAATCCTTAGCGGTCTGGCCAATATGTCTATGAGATTGGCAGATCGCATAGGTGTAGGACCATTTACCTTAGGTAATGTTTTGCGAGGTGCTGGGGCACTAGGTCGAGGTGCCATGGCCGTAGGCAGATTTGGACAGCGCGTAGCCAGGGGTGAGACCTACGTTCAGCGCTACATACGAGCTAAGCGAGAAGCCGAAGGTTCTGACGATAGTCAAGGTTTAACTGGACGGTTGATTGATTTGGTGAAAAAGACTGGAGCCAATAACATGTGGTTCCAACGTAGGTTATTGCGTGAAGTAGAAAAGCAGGGGCGCGATAAGAAGGAAGGTTCTGGTTCTGTACTTGGCAAGCTAGGGCTCTTACTTAGCAGTCTAATGGGGTCTATAAGCAAGTTCTTCGGTCAAGGTGGATTGATCAAGAGCATTGCCAGCATAGGCCGTTGGTTAGCTCCACTTGCGGGGGCTGCCAGATTTGTCTTGACTCGTGCTATGCCCGTGATTGGAGCATTTTTAGGTGGTTGGAAAATAGGCGGTCTGATCTATGAGAAGTACGCAACACAGATTCAGGACTCTATCGACAATGTGATTGGGGCTCTTAAGGGAGCATACGACTGGGTAGCCAATAAGATTGGAGGTGCTAAAGACTGGGCTACAGGCGCTTACCAAAAGTCGAAAAACGCGGTTGTAGGTGGAGCACAGAGTTTATACAGCAAGGCCATTGATACTGCCGCATCTGTAGGTCAATCTGTTGTAGGGGCTGCTCAGTCAATTTCTCAGTCTGGTCCTGTTCAAGCTGCTACAGGTCTCGTATCAGGAGCGTATAGAGCAGGCGAATCAGCAGGCTCATTCATAAAAGAAGGCGTAGGTAAGCTTAGCAGCTTAGTCGGTTCAGTTCTGACTAAGAGCCCTGCAGTTGATGTAGACAATCTGAGCCCTATGATGCAATCATCTGTAGGTCAGATGGCACAAGATTACTTTGTAGCCACAGGACGAAAGCTACAGATAAACTCAGGTTACAGAAGCAATGAGGAACAAGCACGCTTGTTTAAGTCCATGCCCTTGGGTATGGCAGCTAGACCTGGTAGCAGCTTGCATAACTATGGCCTTGCTGTCGATATACCTACACAGCAAGCCAACGAGCTTCAGAAACTAGGTCTGCTGGACAAGTATGGGTTGACCAGACCAATTGCTAGTGAGAAGTGGCACGTGCAGCCGAAAGGTGTTTCTATTCAAGCTGCTCGCTCAGGTATCTACTCGGCTGACGCACCTAAAAATCAAGGAGCGGCCACTCCTGTGCCACAGACTACGGGCAGCGGCGCTCCGGCTAATATGGGCCAACCTTCGGTTGGTTCGCGCGCTCCATCTATGAGTCAAGGTGCGGCCATCAATATGAAGACCGTAGCAGGTAGCAAGCCAGTTGGCTTAAACGATATCCCTACACACGACACTAGTGACAGTCTTCTGTTTGCTTTGAACATAGGCGTCATTGGCTAGCTGAGGGCCCACACGATGCGTGATCGTCACGACATGACGATTCTAATGATATCGGATTTTTTGACAAACAGCACTGACTTCGCGCTACAACTTCTTGAAAAACGAAAACAACAGGAAGAGGATGAGAGTAAAGGACGTGGGTTAAATATCCCATGGTCAGTGCTAATTGCTTCTAGTTCTGCCATTTCAGGTCTATTGGCCTTTCTATCTAGTGATCAAGAGCAAGGTTCTGAGGACAGCAGTGTGCCGTCAGAAACGACTTCTGAAAACGCTGACCCAGCGCCTGATACTAATGATGACGATGGGTCTTCACTCTTAGATAGAGTTGTCAGTTGGATATCAGGTATACCTGAAGTAAGTAAGCCTCCTCAAAGTTCTTCCATAGGATCTACTAACTACGGTCAAACATTAGTAGGTCCAGAACCTCAGACACAGCCGCAATCAAGATCATCAGCATCTGACTACATAATGATGGCGGCCCAAGCAACAGGTCAAGACCCTAGCTTGATCTATTCAGTGGCTAAGATTGAGTCAGGCTTGAATGTGGGGGCCAAAAACAAGATAACAAACGCTACGGGTCTTCTGCAGATCACACCCTCAACATGGAAGTTCTTGATCAAAAAGTATAGGCATCTTGGGTTTACTGAGCAAGACATTAACGATCCTCAAAAGAATGCATTAGTCGGTGCTTTGTACCTAAGAGATATCTCTAGTAGCCTTAGTTCGGCTTTGAAGCGATCACCTAGCCCTACAGAAGTCTACATCGGTCACTTCTTGGGTCCTACAGGTGCTATACGGTTTCTAAGAGCTTTGCGTAAAAAGCCAGAGACTCTGGCCTCTGATATATCGCCTGCGGCGGCTAAGGCAAATATACCTATTTTTTACGACAGAGGTCGGGCCCGTACTGTTCAAGAAATATGGGACCTTCTGAACGCCAAGGTAGTGGCCGCAAAGGCTAGTTATGTCACAGGTGTTGTTTCGGTCGAAGCTAGTGTACCAGTTTCTAAGTACGAGTCTGGTGCGCACGTATCTTCAGGTCATTCGATACCTGTTCAACAACAAACGGCCCCAACCTCAAGTGAGCTAGGTATGCAGCAGACTTTGAACTCTAAAGTACGAGCACGTCAAGCATCTTCTGCAAAGGAAGAATACGAGTACGAGACAACTAGTTCAGAAGTCTCGTCTTCTGTATCCTCAGGTGCTGGTGTTCAACAGCGTCCTACGACCTATGTCCGCTCTAAGAATGGCGTGGTTTACACGATTCCACTTTGAGGTCTAAACATGGCTACTATACCTTCGACCTTTGGTCAACGTTTCAACATTAGTCTAGAGAACCAACCTTTAGTAGCATCGGCAGCTAGGTCCAAACGTGAACTGAACTATAAAGCCTACGTCATTGCTCAGGACTACAAAAGCGATGAAGGCCAAGGTATCCTTGTAGAAGCTTGGCTACCTGAAACAGTAGGCATAGATGTCAACGCTAACTATGACGCCCCTTTTGCTCAAGGTATCTCAAACATGGTGCCTGAGAATGTAGGGGCATTAGCACGTTTTCTTGGTATGAGTTTGACTACTCAGGCCTTTACCATACAGGTATGGCAAGGTGGAGGTTTTGTAGAGTTTCAAATTCCATTCATCTTTCAGGCCGAAACAGGGGCCCGGGATGACGTGATGAAGCCTATCAAAGATCTTTTGAAGCTGACGATGCCCAAAGACCCTCAAGGCGGTGGTCTTTTAGAAGCGCCTGGTCCAACAGTAGACCTGCAACGTCTATCTCAGGCTAATGTAGGGCAGGCCGTAAGCAACATTGTTGGCGGTTTGACGTTTTCGAACATGAAAGACACGTTCACTGAACTAAAGTCAGATACGTTTGGTGCTCTTGCTAAAGCTAAGAACAGCGCTCAAGAAAACATTGCTCGGCCTTTGTCTAGTGCGATTGTTAACTCAATTACCAATAACATCAGTCTCTATCTTGGGAACTTCATGTACTTTCCT